AAATCACTTGCTTCTATTGATATTTCAAATCCATCTTTTGGCTTTATTGCTGTTCCAAATAGAGTTTTAGGTACATTTATTACAAAAGACCCTGTTGTTAGTTCTCTAGACTGTGATTGATGTAGTGCTGTTTGTGGGTAGTAATCAAAGCTACTACTAGGAGCGCTTCCTGATATCTTAGTTGGATAGTATAATTGTTGTAGGCTATTAAGAGTTACACCCTGTACGTAGTTATTAGTAGTAACTCCATAGGTACTAAATTGGCTACCGGACATTGCCCATTGTTTATGGGCAACATAGGTAGTTATATAAGCGTCTTGTTTGTTTAGTTTTTTGTAAGCACTCATTCATTAATAATCCAACTTGATTCTTACTAAAGCTTCTTTTGTAAAATCTTTTAATAGAGGTCTTGATAATTTTGCAACTCCTAATAAATCGTTACTGTCATTATATAATCCAACTGTTGTAACATATGTTTGAGGGTTATTAATCATTACATCATGTCTTAATTCTCCTGATCCTGTTATGTTTGATGGATTAGTAGAGTAGTTAAATTCACTATTTCTAACTCGGATAAATACATAGTTCGAAGAAATAGTTTCTTCAGATCTTACTGAGAATAAACTTCCCTGTGTTAACATAGAGTAAAATAAGTCTAGATTACTCGGCGTATCACTGTTATTACTTTCGTTTAATATTGCTGCTATTCCTCCGCCAACTGCTGGAGCTTTTAAAGCTTCTCCGTTAAGTACTATAAGCCCTACGTCTGGTAAAAATTTACCGTATGAACCTGAATTAGGTGTAAACCCTGTTGTTGTTAATCCTGTGAACGCACTTCCGTCTGATCCTGATACTATATCGTAAACTCTTCCTGAATCTGTATAAGATACTGTTGTTAAGTCTTTACTGTTATCGGTAAGTTTGATTGCATTAGAACCAGATACTAGTGTCAAGTTAAGTGTACCTGGCTGTAATTTCTCCTTATATCGAGCTCTATTTACAGACAGTACATATACAGAATTTGGAATGGTTGTTCCAAAAGTGAAATCTGTATCTTCATCCCCGTTAACCAGTGTTCTATACTGTCCATAGGTTATAGCAGAAGGTGATTTTCCTGCAATTCCGTTTATATTTACCGAACCTGACCCTACTCTGTTACCGTAAGCTGCAGCAAATTGTACTGCTGTTCCTGTAGCGGTTGGGCTTAGGTTATATATACTGTAATAATAGTTACCTGTATTACTTGCTACTTGGTCTGAAGAAGTGAAGAAAGCGGTTAATTGTGTTTGCTGTCCTGACCATGCTGGTGCTACTACTGATTCAGCACTTATTGTAATATCTTCTGGGTCTAATCTTTTGAATGACATATCTTATTATTGATTTACTTTTACAATAGTTACAGGGATTGTTAATCTTGCTCCTGAATCTCTTCCGATTACTGTAATGGTTGTTTGTAATGTTTGATTTTCTCCAAACAATGTATTAATTGTTGTAGCTGTTAAGTTGATTGAAGTTCCAATTACTGTTTTAGAAACGTTTGTTCCTAAAGTTGTAGTTGAGTTTAGTCTTTCAGCTTCTGTAGTATTGATCCCTACCCCATTAAATGTATTTAGAACTCTAGCATCTGCAATAGTTGCTACATATCCTCCAGCTTCAAATGCTTGAGAAGATCCTAAGTAATTTAATGTTTGAGGAGTAATAGCAAGTGATGCTCCTTGTTTTAATCTGATTGCTGCATATCCTAAATCTAGAATTGGTAACTTAGCAGTTCCTCTTGGAAGAGTTGTAAGTTTATATTTCATGATTTGAGTTTCATCAGGAAATGCTTCTAATAGAGGCATAGCTTCGATAGCTTCTCCGAAGAATGCAGATCCAGATGGATGGCTTGGATTATACAGTGTATAATCAATTTCATCATCTGCTAGAGCATATTGTGTGATCTTAAAAGAACCGTCTCCTCTTGCAAGTAGTTCTCTACCTTTTTTTGTTAAAATCGCATCTACTGTTACGATTGAATTATTCAAATATCCCATTGTCTATTACTTTTGTTAATAAATATATGATTTTATACTTTCTAAAAAAACCCACTAAATAAGTGGCGGTGTACTTCCTGATATTACATAACCCAGTAGGTCTGTATACACTATATATCCTGTGTCTTTTATCCTTATCTTACCCTGTTTTACCGGGGAAGGTTTATTTCCTTCTAATTCAAATATCCTAATACTGTTAATTTTGAAAAGGTAATTATTCACTAATATTGCCTGTTTTTCTGTATCTCCCCACCCTCTTGTTACGTTTAGTGCATATTCGTTCTGAGCATTTATCCTATACATTTCATCTACTTTTAAAACCTCAGTTCCCTCTGCTAATTCTAATAAATCTCCTGGCTGGTATTGTTTGAACGGCTTTATAAATTGATCTGGAGTTACAACAAGGTATGAGGCGGAAGGTGATGCAATTGCTGTTACAGAAAATAGTGGAGGTGTTTCTATAGAATAAGAAGGGTATGTCTTTGGACTTGTGTGAAAATACTCCAAATAAGATCTTTCAGATACGTCTATGTTACTTATTTCTACATCTGGTGTTTGTATCGGATAATATGTTCCTTGAAATGCTGATCCTAATATAGCGGAGTCGATACTTGAATATGTCTGACTATTTGTAATACTTCCTTCATATCTTGCATTTATCCATCCTGTATCTGAGTATAGGCTGTCTTGAACGGCTGCAAAGGTGGTTGATGTTCTTTCCAGTATGTTATCGGAAACCCTACTGTTTTGTGCTGTGTTTAAAGTCACATTATACTCACTAACATAAAAACTTCCTCCTCTTAGGTTTGGTAGTAGTATTACTCTTCCGTCTTGTATTTGTTCGTTCTCTATAGGAGATACATACGGTGTTATTTCCCTATTCTGTACTATAAAGAAATAGTACCTAGATGGCGCTATTCCCCTAATAACCCTAGAGTTTATAATTAATTCTACTGTTGAGTTTGCATCATTATCTACCGGAAGTGTTATAGTCTGCACTTGTTCAAGAGTACTTTCTACATTATTTGATTCGTTATCTCTGAATGGAATTGTTACTCCAAGTACTTGTACGGGGATACCTTCCGTACACCATATATTAATCTCTCCTGGGTATAGGTCTGCTATGTCTAGAAACTCCTGTTGTGTTAAGTTTGCCATTTTTACTTATAGTACTTCTTATTATTTATTTAATTACGGTATAGGGTTACCTAGATCAGGATCGTAGCCATCGTCGTATGAATCAGAACAGTAAGTTCGACCTGGATCGTCTTCTCCTTTATTATGTGCTAATATCCCGTTTGCATAATATGTATAATGGTTGTCCAATCCTATATTGTAAACTATTTCATACTCTCTATTTTCATCAAGATACATTGTAAGTAACTCTACCTCTAATCCTTCTTGTGTTAAAAGCATATCTCCTTCAGATAGCTGTGCAACTTCTAATTTATGGTCTCTCATAGTAATATCCGGAGCATATGAACTCCATCCTTTTCCTACTACCCATAGTGGGTGATTTCTAGCTGCTTCTATTTCTGTACCGTTACTTAATGTAAATTTAACGATATCCTTCTTAGTAGGAGATGAGAATGTAACTACTTTACTAGTTAATGTTTCTCCTGTATTTTCATTATAAGACAATACTTCATCTCCTTTTTTAAGACTATCAATACGTACTTGTGTATAGTCTGGTAATGTTACTAAAGTACTTCCTATAAAGCAGCATGGATCCTCGTTTTCGCGGATTGGTGCTGGTGGTATGAGTGTTACGTATGGTGTACAGTCTGGCGGTTGCTCGTTTGCAGTTATTCTAACACTTAACCTACCTGAGAATACTTCTTGAGCGTTTATAAATGCTGTTCCAAAGATAGCTATAAACTCTGGTGTATATTCTATTTTAAATAACGCTACATTTCCCTGAATTTGAGGGGTGACTGTCGGTCCATACGACCAGACATACCTAAACATATTAAATTGATAGCCAGGCATTTGAAAAAATGTACCTGTTCCGGATGTAAAGACAGTAGTACTGTTTGGCGGTGTTACGGTTGCTTCTGCTAATACACCCTCAAAAAGGCTAGATATCTGTATTTTATATTCCAGTTCATTTGGATTTACTCCTACAAAATAGGCTGCTAATCCGTAGTTATATGGTGTGAGCACTGTAGGACCGCCTTGCCCTACTATTGTTGTTCCCATATTTGTTCCTTCATACCAGATTAAGTTTCGATTTGTTGTGTCAAATTGCTGAGGGAGTACACTGCAAATACCTGCTGAAACCGGGTAAGTATATGTACATGTTAATGGTATTTTCGTATCCTGTACTGTCAGTGTATATGTATCTGTAGAGAGTCCTGGGAAGGTTGATGCAGTTGCATTTGAAAGTAGGTTATTGTATATTGATACCTGCCCCGGGTTCTTTACTATGGTTAGGTTCATATTTGATGAAAGATTCTGAGATCCTGTTACAAACCATGAAGTAACGTTGTATTCCTCCGGTGCATTCTTAACACTTGTTCTAAAATTACTTGTAATATCAACATCACACACTGCAACTTGTATATTAACAGATGATGTACATATTCCTTCTACTCCTGTATTTGAAGCAGTTAAAGAATGTGTAGTGTAGTTTGCATAATTATCTGTGTTAAAAGGAAATTGAAAACTAGCTGTAGGGATATTGCTACTAGTTATTTCATATACCATTGATGTTGCAGATAATCCTGAGAATAATGCTGCATTGCTCCAGCTTCCTGAATTTAGATAGTATGTATTGTTACTACTGCTGTAGTATATTTCTCCGTTTACATTTGTTAACGTACTATATGGTTTTAATATACAAACCCCTTCCTTATTCAACCATCTGTTTATGTCAAAGGTATTTCCAAAGAATGATGGTATCTTGAATAAGTTTGCTCTATTAAGTTCTCCATTTGTTACTGTAAGTCTACTATTTCTAAGTTCTCCGTTATAACTAGCTTGTTGATGATTAGAGGAACTAACGATAGCTATACCAAATGGTGTCTGTACATTCTGGTTGTACGATGTATTTAATTCTCCATCCACTATCCCCTGTGTTCTAGAAATAAAAGCTCCGCCGTTCCCTCCTTCTGTAAATGCTGTATCAATTGAAGCTGTATATTCCGGTCTTGATCCTGATAGTATTACTGATTTAGCTTTAGATCTCCCTAATAAATGTGGTTTAATTATTATACCTGTAGCTGCTGTTGATCTCGCAGGTATAAAATCTTTAACCATTTTAAAGATAGTATTGTCAAAAAATTTAATTAATCTAACAAAATCCTGTACATTATAAGCATCTGATCCGCTCATAATTTGATCTGTTAATTGTACTAAGCTTCCTGATATACTCCCTGCTGGTGTGAATGTGCTATAGTTATCTGAGTATAGATTTCTTGGATCTCCTAAATAGTCGTCTATATTAAAAGAAGCTAGGGATGTTGTTGATAGTGATTTAGAAATAATATAATTATCCACATTATCTGTAGGAGAGAATCCTAACTCAATTGAATGTAAATCATCTGTATACTTGTACTCTCTTTTAACTACTGAGGTATATTGAGATAGTGTATTTCCTGCAACTATACTACCGGTGTTATCAAGTCTTACTTTATCTAAAGAACTTGTATAGTATCTATAATCTCCGTAGAAAGGTCTTTCGTTCACATTTCTTCCTCCATATACTTTAATATCAAAGATATCTGAAGGTATTCCAAAACAGTTAATTAATGCTCTCAAGCCTCTTTCAGTTCCTTTTGATTTTAAAAGTAAAGGAAGATTGTGGTAAATTCTTTTATAAACTTCTTTCTGGTAATTATCTACTGAGTAAGGTTGTATAGGTGTGTTAGATCCTGTAAGAGACCCTGTTATATAATTGTTTATGTCTTCACTTCCAGATTGATAAGCTTGCCCTATAAAAGTACTAAACAAGTCTTCTACTGACTTATTTGACGTATATAGTTTAACTCCAAAATTCTTTAAAGCTTCTGCTACTAAGTCTTTTGAAATTCCTTTATCAAGTCTATTATCAGCATCATACTTATCTGTTACTGCTTTTGAGTATAGCCATAAGTTGTCGAAATGCTGACCTATCATATAGATAAATGTTAGGTAGTTTTCGTTGTTTGCATCGTCTCTAAGGTAGGTAGGTATGCTGTATGCTAATGAGTTGTAGTTTGTATTATCGTAATTAATTGCATTACTAATTTCATTAGAATACCATGTACTTACTACAGGGTTTGGTGTTAATGTACCTGGTAAGTATGTCTGTTCATTAATATACGGCTTAGTACTATTTACTTTTGGCCAAGAACTACTTCCTGATTCATAGTATAAGAATCTCTCGTAATGATCAAAATTACTTACAACTCCAGTCATTAAATTCTGGTAGTATTCTCTACTTCCTGATATACCCTGTAACCCTGTTGTTGCACTTGATCCTGAAGCTATACTTGCAGAGTAGCTGGTTAGTAAGTCTAGTTTATATTTGAAGTTCAATAGTCTTTCTTGTGCAGAAGAAAAATGTACGAAGTTACTAAAATCTGAGTGATCTATACTAATGTCTATACTTTTTTCACTAACTGCTGAGTATATTTGGCTATTAGTATTATTTACTGGATAGCTTAGTAGTTCATCGTAGTTGTAGTATTTTGTTGGAATTACACTATCATCTACTAAATCAATATTAAAGTTAGGAGATCGTAGAGTAGGCGCTACAGTTGGTGGTGTTATTATCTCTGCATCTATCTCGTAAGCTAGTGAATCAGATACTACCTCTACTATATTTAATGTACTCTTTATTCCATAGGTATCTGGTAAAGGTTCGTATAGTTTTACAACAACGACAGTTCCTGTAGGTGAATCTAAAGTATCAATGTTTATTGCAATGAATAAATCATTTTCTTGGAAATTCAACCTGAATCCTTCAAAGTATGATTGACTTTGAAGTTTAGTTTTAATTGCAGAAGTAAGTGTTAATACTTCTTCTGAAGATAGTATTAATGTTGATAGGCTTAACTCTGTTCTATCTGCCGATATATCTTGAATATAGAAATTTATTTTAGATCTATCTTGAGTATATAAATCGCTTAAGAAGTGGTAAAGTAATTTTACTCCACCTTCCCCGTACCCGTTAGCTTTACTATCTTCAATAGGGTCTATAGTTATAGCAGATGTTCCATCTTGTCCTGCAGACTGTGCTGCTGGTGCTTGTTTATACCCTCTGTAGTCGTAAATACTTTCTAATAATTCATCAGAAAGAGATAGTATATGTAATTCAGAGAAATCTCTAGTTGGATTAAATGTACTATTGATCTGAAAGGAATCTACTAATGCTCTATCTTCTTGAGAATACTGTTCAAACCCGATTATACTTTCTGGTGAATCTTGATTAACTGTATAAATTATATCTGCCATCTACTATGTGTTTGCTTCTAGTTCTATTATCTGCTGATTTAGTGCTAGATTTTCTTGTCTTAATTGTGCTATCTCATCTAATAGCGGTTGTATATCTTCTGTAACTCTATCGAAGTTTATTAATTCTGAACTCTTTCTTATTAGGTATTCGTGAGAATCTGTCTCACCCTCTACATCTATTTCGAAGTAAAGTTTCTCATATAATCTAAACAGTTCTTCTGGGGTATCTAAATCTTCTTCAGGTACCGGTTGTGTGAAGGTTCTAAAAGTATTATCAACTACTCTACTAAAATCTGTAGCATTAAAAACTGTCTTTTGTATTTGTATATCACTCATCGTTACCCATTTCTAACTACCTTAAATATATTTTGATTATCAACTACTGTTGTACTTCCATCTAAAGTCGTCTTTATTAATATACGATAATATCTCTCCGGTTGCAAGCCGTCCATATACATATCGAAATACCCTCCTTGACCATCACAACTCACTTTTGTAAAATTATTATCAAAATCAATAATCATTTCTTCTGTATTCTCATCTCTTAATCCCCAGTATGATCCTGATGGAAGTGCATAATTAGTTAAGTATACTGAACCAGTAGTAAATGTTCTTACTGGATATTTTGGTTTTGCAGAAACTCTAAATCTCTGTTTTCCTGAGTTTGTATACTTCCCTGTATTGTTTGTAATATTAATAGTTGAAATACTATTTGAAAGAACAGAAAGACTTCCCGTACTATAAACACTATCATCCCATTTAAAATCTAAATACGGAGGATAAATTGTATTCGTGTCTGCACTAAAGTATTTGAGTATTACAGAGGAAGTTGTATTAAATTCTAAAGCATCAGAGAGCTTTAGTATTAACCCGTTATTCCCGATTGTTCCTGCATTCCAAAGCTTTACAGCCGGTGTTACATTTATATCAATATCGTATGTAGAGTTCATAGGATTTGACTGGGTGAATTCAAGGTTAGTTGCTCCTGAAGCTGTGTACCAAGTTCCTCCTCCTTGTTTAGATCCTGAGAAAGACCCTGTTACCCCTACCGGATATCCAGATGTTATCCAAGGTGTTCCTGGTCCTGATTTTTGAAAAATCCAAGAAACTCCTGATGTATTTGTAGCAACATCTCCATACTTACCTATACCGTTATCCCATCCTCCTACTGTAGAGGAAGAGACTGGGTAGGTGTAGATTGTAGTATTTACCGGTATTTGATAAGCATCGGCAAGATATAAACCTAGAGATGCACTATAGTTATTACTTTTTACCTTATTATCGATAACATCTGCAATTTCAGTAGAGCTAAACTGTATAAGAATACGGCTTGCTTCTCCTACTCCTGTAACACCGGAGTAGCTTGCTAATTCAATTATTTCATCCAATCCTGCATTAGATGAAGAAGCTTCACTGGAGATAAATGTGTCTTTTTCGGGAAATATTCTATATACTGCCATCTTATAATGTTGTTATTCTTCCTTTAATATCTATATCTGGGTATTTTACTTCAAATATACATGGATCATAAGAAGGGTATACTATATTATTTCTAGTTGCTCCTTCAATTCCGTATGCATATTGTGAGTAAGTTCCTCCTACATTGTTTACTATTGCTATATTCTGTACTGTCTGTACACCCTTCTCTTGATCTAGTAAAGTGTAAATACTTGACAGATTAATAGGCTGATTGATATTCCATTTTGCTATATTAAAATAATCTTTTATTCTATTTGTACAAGCTAGCAATACATCTCTACCTGAGAAGTTTGGTTTTACTATTATATCAAAATTAATTCCTATGTTTACAATAAAAGCATCTTTTATATTAATTGCATCCGACAGTATCATGTATTCAGATAGGTATGTTTTTAGATTACTCTTCAACGTACTGGTACTGTTTATTAAGTTTTTATTATTATCATACGATAATGTATATAGTGATAACGATAGTGGATTACTGTCTATTATACTATCTGTACTGCTGTTAGGATTTGTCAACTGATCTTGTGTTGCATATATTTTAGCAATTGATCCGTATTTTGTATCCATTGATAGAGCTCTAACTGTATAATCCTGTAAGGTTACTGCTCTTCCTTGTTCACTAAAAGCTCTTAATGAATTCTCTCTCAATTCATCAACTGTATCTCCATCTCTACCTCCAGCAGCTGCTAAGTTATTATTAAATGAAAGTGTACCTAATTGTACAGGACTATTTGGTGGGATTACAATACTATCTGTAGGTTGTCCTCCTAGTGCTACAACTGTATTGATTGTATTTGCAGGAGCGTTTGCTTGTACCCCTCCTCCTATTAAATATGTGATAATGAGTGTAGTGTTTGATGGTGCAAGCCCATAAGTTCTTGTTGAAAGAAAATTACTAGGGTCAAAAGCATAATCTATTCTAGAAACTCCTTGAGTTGTACCTAATCCAACATTTGTAGGATCTGGTGTGATAATTTCATCACCTTGTCCAGTAGTTCCTGCTCCAAATTGAATTTGTAATTCTCCGTTTGCTTTGAATCTTGTTACGAATCTTCTAGGGACTCTTTGAAGAGTTAAGCTATATGGAACTGATTGTTTATCTGGGTCTGTGTTTGGGGTATCCACAAAGATAGTATCTTGCCCTAAAAACGGTACTTCGTACCAAGTATTACCTCCTGAATCTACTATAGACTGAATACCTATTATGTTTACATCGTCAATTGTAATTGTTTTAAACTTTTCCACAGAAGTAATAACCTCTGTTACTGTTTTAACTTCTCCTGATATTGCTTTAGCTACTTTAGTTAACCTAAACTGACTAGGATTTCCTGAGTTAAAAGTTTCTACTTCTACATCAGTATTATCATAAGAGCTTGAAAATCTAAAATCTATAGGTTTATCTATAAAGAAGTTTACCTGGTCTGCTACTGTTGATTTTAATCTTGTGTAAGCTGGTAAGTAAAGTGCTTCATCCCAATTTGGCTCTCCTCCTGTCGCTCCTACTAAGTGAGATACTTCTATATCGACTGTAGATGGTGATGTTATCTTAGGACGGTACCCCATCATGTAAGCTAAGTTATATAGATTGGTAGGGTTTTTAGCGTGCTGTAGGTATGTTTCTTGAAGCTGTGTATCTTGGTAGAATGATAAAACATCTCCTACATATGCAGCCATCTCGATAAACATCATACCTGGAGATGAAGGTGAGAAATCGTTGTAAGAGTCTGGGAAATAATTCTTTGCGTACTCTATTAATTGACTTCTAAAGTCTCCAAAGTCTTTATTTAAGTATTTTATATCTCTATCTTGAGCCATTATTGTTCAAAATTAATTAGCAATTCGTCTTGTATGTTTGTTTGTGTAACGTTGTATTTAATGTAAACTACTACTGTATTGGAATCTGGTGAATTTACAATCCTAACCTCATTTACCTGTAAGCTAGGGAACCAGGTTGAAATCTCTGTTCTCACTACTGCTTCTATCTCCCCTTTCTTATCTTCAGTCATCTGGTCAAAAAGAAGTCTTCTTAGTCCTGCTCCTAGATCTGGGTTTAGATACCTCTCTCCTTTTTCTGTAAGAAAGTGGTTTACTAAGTTTGACTTTAAAGCATCTTGGGTAGAATATGTAGAATTAAACACAGAAGTAGAGGAGAAAGGTAATCCCACTCCTACTGCTTTTCTAGGTTGTAAATCTAGAGGATTTATTTGCTGTATATTAAATGCCATTATGCTCCAAATCTTTCTTTATCTTTTGCTACTGATGCTTTGTATATTGCTCCTGCATTTTTTACAAAATCCAATGTACTTAAATCTATACCTGGTTCCGGTCCTGCGTTAAAATGTTGCATAGGATTCATTGAAGGGTGCACCATATCTGAAGTCATTGAAGCCATGTCTCTATATTCTTCCTGAGTCATACTAGCTCTTGTTTCATTTAACATGTCCATAATAGGATCTCCTGTAGGTACCGGTCTTGATACTACTGGTTTGTAGTTTTCGTACTTTGTTACTTGCTGTACTTGTGTCTTTGCAGGAATCACACCTTCAGAGAGAACTACTGCTAACTCTTCTCGAACTGCTTCTCTTACTGCTTCTTTTATCAGTTTTTTAAAAACATCTAACTTCATATTAATAAATAGTTATGTTATGGTAATTGATTATCTATTCTAAATTTAATTTCATCTAGTAACACATCTGTAGATGAACTAAAGGATGGCGGACCTTTTAATACAGTGACTCCTCGTTTATCTTTTGCAATAGCATACCTTCTTGGAGCTATTTTTGGTGAATTTGGATCTTGTATAATTTCTAATCTATATCCTTTATAGAAGAATCTTGGATCTGTATCACTTAGTCCATCTAAATTAGAACCTGTGTTTCCTTTAGGTTGTGCTGTTGATAGTAGAGCTGCTAGGTCTGCTTGCGTTGAAGCTCCGTCAATACATTGCTGTATTAATGCATCTATACTTTTTAAACGATCTTCTGTTGTTTGAAGAGGCGGTTCTATTGAACCTACTACTGATGTTATTGCTCCTGATTCATCTAATACTTTGTCTAATATTTTGTTTAGTTTTACTAAGGAGTTACTATACTTTGTTAATAAACTTACCGGTACCCCTATTCCTCCTGACATAGGGGGTATTATTGCGGTAGGAAGCGGTATAGATGTAATTACTTTTATTAAAACTTTTGTTAGTGTAGCAGTTGTTTGTAAGGTTCTTGCAACTGTATTAAACTTCTGCACTCTTTTACGTAATCCTGTAACGTTTTTTAATAGTATATTACGTGTTTTTATTAGTTTTTGTAAGGTTTTAGGGTCTGGGCATTCTTTAGAGAATTTGTTTAACATCGCAAGTACGTTCTTCTGTACCTGTACTACTAGCATTGCTCTAACATTACCTACTTGAGAGGCTACTATAGCAGATATACCTCCTTTAACTGATCCTCCTGCTTTATATACTGCTTGAAGCTCTTTTAGCCTTTGCTGTATTTCTTTGGCTCTTTTTGCAGCAGCTTCTGCTTTTGCTTTTAGTTCTTCAACCTTTTTCTTCTGTTCTTCAAATTTTGCTTGAGCTTCTCTAGCTTTTTGAATTGAATCCTCTAAACCCTTATTAACATCTGCCATTATTCTGTAAATACTTTTTTAGATTGAAATTGTTTTATTTGTGCTTTTAAAGATCTTGCTACCGCTCGTAGTTCTGGTCCTGCAGTAACTAAATTTGTTACCGGTCCTCCACTTACTGCAGCAGCTGTAGACATAGCAGATCCTACGTTTTCTAACGTATCTAATAACGTTTCTAACCAATTCTGTAATTGAGTACCTAGGATTACTGGTTCATTCCCTGATGATGTTCTAGCTTTTTTTCCTAAGTATATTTTCTTAGAATCTACACAGAAATAGTCTGTTGCATCTAAATTAACTGTTCTAGCATTTAATCCTATAGATTCTTTTGCTGATATAAAGGCTGAATCCTCTTTTGCATTAAAAAATAATCTCCCTCCGTTTACAACTACTTGATTACCTATATACTTATCTGCACTCAGTGGTACTACGTCGTAAGAGTCTCTCTTCTTATTTGCAGGTGTAAGTGTGGTTTTGTGATCGGATAAAAAATATAGGGAATTAGGATCTTTGTTTATATCCTCTACTATGTAATCTATTCCGTTATCAGTCTTTATTTGACCATTACTAATCAATATAAAAGGTTTAGCATTGTTGCTTACATCTACTAATTTGTTCTGAGGTGACATATTTCCTCCTAATCTCATAGATTGCCCTTGTCTTCCTTCTATTATAACATCTCCCGGATATGGATATAGTGGATTAATATCAGAAAGTTCTTTTACGTCCTTACCTAATATTGTACTAAGGTCTACGTTCGGTTCCGGTAGAGCATTGTGATGACTGCTTCCCCATAGGTTAACCACTGAGGTATAGTACATGTCCCTATTAGTTACATTTGTCTGAATATCTGATGTTGGACCTTGAATTAGTATAACAACTTCGTTTAGTAATGGAAATTGTTTTATGTTTGTGAATAAAGGTAATGCAGGGTATTCTGTTGCACTTGTTTCTTTTTCAGCTGCAATATCCCTATACATTATAGTACCTATAGGTAATGTATTTCCTTGAGGATCAAGTATTTGTGTACTTTCGTCTATAGAGATTTTCACAACCCTTCCGTATAGTGGACCTTCTTGACCTGACCCTCCTCCGTTTTGAGACTGTGCTAAACCTCCTATTCTATTTCCTAGAAAATAATTATTACCTATCATTATTCTCCGTCTTTTTTATCTAATTGTTTTCCTAACTCTTCACTCTGTTCCATTAGCTTTGCAAGCTCTTCTGGGTTGAAGAAGTCTGTTTCAGATCCTTTACTTGTTCCTTCTAGTCTTTGAACAAGTGCTACCATTTTAATAAGATGCTCATCATTCTTTACTCCAACTTCTAAATACTCTTTTATCATAGGAACAACTAAAGTTGCATCTCCTATGTTCTCAACAAGAGGTTTTAACTCTCCGATAAGAGCGTTAATCTGTTTCTCTTTATTCTTAGAATTGTCGTAAATTTCTTTTAAAACATCAGAAACGGTCTTTTTTCCAAATATTGTTGTCTCTAATCCCATACTTTGTTTATTTTATAAATATCTGTGGTATATTTATTGGATAGAGTATCCTGCTTTTTGATATTTTTGATAAACTCCGTAAAACTCTTCTTTGAGTTTATTAATTACCTTGGTTAGAGTAGGAGTCTCACATTCAGTCATTTCTCTAATATAGATGTATAAAGCTTTTTTCTTAAATATTTCTATATCGTATCGAGTTTTAAATAAGGTAAGAATAGCATCTGCTACATTCTGTTCGTGAGATTTAGGAAAAAGTTCTCCTAAATTCACATAACTCTCTTCTACAAATTTATCTACTATAACTTTAAGAGGTATCTGCATACTGTTCTCTGTATCGAAATCTGATTCATAAGAATCTTCCATTTCATCAAAAGAACCAATCTGCTTTAATTTTTTATAATTCTTATTATTGTAATTGATCAACCATCTCTTAACAATGGTTTGAAAGTAAGAGAATGCTTTAGCGCCATTGGTAGGATCAAATCTATGAAGCTTCTCTTCTACTAACATGGTTACTACTTCTAATTTTAAATCCTCTATATCATTTACATCTGTATAGTAAAATTTAAAAGTATGAATTATATTCTCTGATAATTTGTAAAGAGGGAAGTATATATCTCTCTTAAATATTCTATCACGGAACACATGGTCAGAGGAAGCGTTGTATAAAACAATTGCATCCTCTGTCTCTTGTGTAAAATAGTAGTTATCTTTATTTGCTGGTTTTGCCATAATCTTCTGGGAGACGGTAGGCATTTATAGATTCCTGAATTTCTTTCATAAAGTTAAAAAAGACTCCCACTTCATCATCAGACCTAAATATACCTTTCTCGTCTAGTTGTTCAACGTAAATTTTTGATTCATTAATAAGGTACGCAACATTTCTTAAATAACCTATTTGATATTCTATAATCTCTTCTTGTCTTACAACCTTACGGTGAAGGTTCCAAGTTGTGTAGCTCAATATTAAAACTACTAATATTAAAATTACTAATAATATTTCCATATTAAATTCCTTTTACTAAATTCATTAATCCTTCTGAAGCATTAACTTTTTTACCTGTTGAAGAAGTAGTTTTCTCTACTTTAGGTGTTGAAGTTCCTCCTGAGGTTTTCCAAGCATCATATTCTATTTTAGAAGCTAGAAAATCTGCTTGATGTAAGATATAAACTATGTTAGTTCTTAGTTTAGAATCTGGATTGAATGTCATGTAATAAGGTTTATTAACATCGTCATATAATCCGTCATGTAATTTTATAGCTAAATATTCTTTCTCATTCATAGCTATACCATTTTGCTGAAGAATAAATAGGGAACGGTCTTGAATAAGCATAAAAGAAAGATCCTTATTATGTGTATAGACTTCTCCTAATTTATCTCTTCTCCAGGCATCTGTTTGAGGGAGATAGTTTGGTTGCCCTTTAAAACCTATTTTACCTAAGTCATGATTAAGAGCAGCAAAAACTAACTCTTCATCGGTAAAATCGATAGTAGAGCCCATTTCTTGCCATAGTTGTTTTGTCTTTAAAGCACAATGAACAACACGGTTGACATGGTCAATATACCCTCCGGGGAAGGCATTATGGTAGGTAGGTTTACCGGAAGCAGGAGCCATAACCATCTCCTCTGCTAAAGAACAGTAAAGATGTGTTAATTTTTCCTTACGGTCTCCGGTAATAAAAGTATCTACTATTTTTAGATGCTTCTCCCAATTCTTTTCAATCTGTTCTGCCGAAAGATTCATTAGTCTTGGTGTTCTGTATTTAACAAAGTTCTAAGATCTCCTATCTTCTCTAAAAGCTCTTCAACTTTATCATAAGCGATAGCTTGTTCATTTCGGTGTATATGATACCCTATTTTCTTAACCTCTGCTTCGAAACGTTCTAATTTCTGTACGAATAAATCTTTATTTCTCATTTTTATTATTTAATTAATTATTATTTATTAAAATATTTTTTATTATCTATATTATTAATAATGGTTAAGTTATGAACTTTTTTTTTAAGAAACAACTCTTAAGGTTCGAACACTACTCTTAACTCCTTTTTAACCGGATTAGGTAAATCACTAAAGTATACATTTATATAAATCGTAGCTGTTTCTCCTATAAAATCCGGAAAGAAAGCCATACTCTGCTGTGGAGTATACGTATACCTTGACTTAGTACTGAAATATGTCTGCAATACTGATTGATTTCCGTACCAATCTAAATGCGGTTCAATGGTATATCCTGCTAAGTTAAAGATAGTTGTTTGATTAGACAACTGAGGAAATGTATAGGTTTGAGTTCCAATAGCGATAGGCGTATTCATCTGACTGCTTGACCAAAGCCCTAAATACGAATAAACAGGGTAGGTCCAAGTAATATTCCCTGGTAAGTAAAAGAAATTAGAATCAAAACAAGTAACCACATCAGGAACATTATTAATCTCTTTAGAAGGATCTAAGGGAGTTAATTGACCTTTTACAGTGAAGTAGTTTAATCCAGCATGCTTAATATGCCAAACCCCTAGATTATCTTGGTAAGTTCCAGGGTGTCCTTGGGTATCAACCCAGAAATTTGCATTACAATCCCCAGTTAAACAGGTTGGAATTTGATCTTCAGGTGCTGTACAGCTAAAGAAAAATAAAGATACTACTAATAAAAATAAAATACGTAACTGTTTCATAATATGATTTTTTGATTGTACCTAAATATACGAAGAAAAAAGGGAGGGGGCAACTAAAATAACAATTATTTTCGAAGAATCGCCGCGCAAGATTTTTTATATATTCTTAATAAATAATAGGATCCCCTATCCGGAACATGTCTCCTACCTCGCGAATCTTATCAAAAGCCGTAAAAGGTGATAGGGTAAAAAACTCTCTAGAATTGCCATGGTCGGAATTTACTCTTTGTCCAGCAAAGAAAGTATGAACGGCCTGTTCAACTTCAAATGCCTTACCCTTCCTTACAGGAAGAGCAAATTTTGGAACCCACTCCTCTACCGTGGCAGTAGCGTTTATCCCTTTGACTCTCCTATGAACATCATGAACGGTCATTCCAATCTTAACCAAGGAAGGATAAGCGGGATTCACAAGGACATATACATACTCGATATTGTCTGTAGATTTCTCTTTTACCATAGCATTTTCTATACCATGGAAATATCTCCAGGAAAAAGTATTTGTATCCTCATCTACTTGTCCTTCAGATACCTCTATAAGATATCTTGCCGAAAGAAAGTCAAGGAGTTTACCTGGAGATATATGTCTGTGTTTAGATTGTAGGGTAATAAAGTTCTCTTTCCATTTCTTTCCTACCTTAGGGTAGGGCAAAACAGACTCTGGTGAAGAATCAACAATTGTAATTTCTCCTAATAACTCAAGAGACATGGCCTCTGCCATACTAATCTTATCTCTATACATAACCGTTTTATTTTTTTAGTTGAAAAAATCTTCGAATACCGAAGTTAAGAAAGCACCTGCTACCAAAGGCCAAGCAATAACAGTACCTAAGATCTCCATAAGAGTGAATGGTTCACTTGATCTTGTTGCACGAATGGATAGATCCACAAATGCTGCACAAATAAATCCAATAGCACCGTATTGAATTAATACGTTTAAAATTAACGTTCCCATAACCTTTTTGTTTTTAAATTATACATAAAGATAAGAATTTATTAACAATCTTCCAACTTTTTTAAGGAAAAAAGGTCGAAATATTTCTGTAAAATAGCACATTTTTCATAATGCTCTACCGAAATAAAAGTCTCTATCATTTCTTCTAAAGCATATAATATAGCCTCCCTTCCGAATTCTTCCTCTATTATAGATAGCGTATCTGATTGTATATCCTCAATGCTCCCTACATATTCCATAAGGTCTGTAAAATACTTTAGCTTAATATTTTCTTTATTGGAGAGATACTTTTCTCCTAACTTGTTTGTATATAAGAGATCCATCACATAATAATTACCCACACCTGATACCATTGTACCGAATCGGATAACTGGATCTTTTAGTAATTCCTCCATGCCATGTTCTCTATATACTTCCTCATCTGTAGCAGAAAATATATCAAATATGCTGTTGCTATTTAGTCTTTTCATCTTATATAAATATATACTTTGTTTATAACGAAAAATTTTCCGGAAAAAATCCTGGGGGTAGTTGGAAAATTGTCCAAAAAGTTCTATATTAAATATAAGAAATAAAAGTTCATATTACAATACATGAGGTAGGTTAGGGGTATAGGTGGTAACTCGTGCTTGAAGTAAAGCAGCTAAAGAGGAAATGACTGATACCTGGAAGTGATTGAGGAAACCTCCTTACTTGAAATATAGTGAGGGTAGTGGTCTAGGTGCTCTTCTAACGAAATCATACACTTAAGAAAGGAGGACACCTTGGGGAAATTAGCCTTAGAGAAATCTACAGGAAGGAAAGTAACCATAACAACATCCATTTCTTTAACTGTTTAGTATATAAATATATACCCCCATACCTCAATTTTCATCAGAAATAGATTACTCTATGTGGCGCAGAAACCCGACGGCGAACCCGTTTAAGGGAAATATACTATCAACTTTCTCTCAACTTGACCTCACCGTGACGTCACCTTGACCTACAAGAAAAAAAAGAGGCCTAAGCCTCTCTTATAAATTCTACCAAGTCTTCAAATCGATACCTAACTACTACTTTCTTCTTCATTACAAAAGCAAATGCCGTAAAGCCTACCCTTCCTATCTTTAATACATTGGCATGATGGCCTTTGTATATTACTTCTTCATCTATAGAAGATCTAGATTGTTTCATTATACAATCATCATAGTAATAAGTCTCAGCTCCCTTATAAGATGGTCCTTTTACTTTAAAGCTCACTCCAGATAAAAATTGTTCTCTTGTCATATTGTATCTTGTTTTAATTATTGATACCTAAATATACGAACTATTATTTAATTAAGCAACTAATTTTAGAGATTGTTTTACTACTGAGATTACTTTTCCTTCTACTGTTCTTAAGACTGCTTCATCGTTCTGATCAAACATCTCTATTAAGACTCCTATCGTTCTCTTACCAAAGAACTTATCAACTCCTTCATAAACCATCCCTACCATAGGGGCAGTAGACTTAGGAAGCTTACTAGGAGCTCTTAACTTCCACTTACCCTTTATACATTGCTCTCCCATCTATGCTGCCTCCTTCTCTAGTTCTTCTTTTACATTCTCTAATGCAATCTTATAGCCAAAGTTAATAGCCATCTGCATTAATAATATATCCATTGAACCTCCATTAGCTTTAGCAAACTGCTCTAGATCTTCTCTAGAGTTAGGAGTTGCTACAATACCTCTTGATAACATTTTGAACTGCTCTTCGAAAAACTTTTCCATAACTTTTATTGTTTTAATTATTGATACCTAAATATACGAACTAACTTTGTAACTAACAACTTTTAATTTGTAACTGTAATAAAGTATTCTAAATACTCTCCATTGTCATCCCAATAGATCTTCATTTGAGATCCTTCTTGTGTAATGATAGTAGTATAGTCGTGAAACAAATCTACAATAACATCTGCATAGTTATCATTAAATTCTTGTTGATAAGAATTCTGTGCTTGATCTAAAAAGTAATTAACATCCATCATAACTTATATGTTTTATTTATTGATACTTAAATTGTTAAATGATTCAAATAATCTTCTCTCCTCATACATATACTTTAACTCTTCTATTGGCTGAGACATTATCAATTGTCTTAACATTTGATCCTCCATCCCTACCCTCTCTAGAATGTATTGCATTGTTTCTCCATCTACACAATCTCCTGTATCTGTTAATGTTAATAGAGTTTTAACTACATCATATACTTTTAGCATTGTAGTTTGTGATTCTCTCATTTGAGCTGTTAAATGACCTGCTTTCATCTTTATATGTTTTAATTATTGATACCTAAATATATGAACTTTATCTTTGTGAGGCAACTATTTTACAAACTATTTTAACCCAAAAAGGCCCCTAATAGGAGCCCTTTCTTCGATCAATAATTAAAAACTATTCAGCTAAAGTGTGCTGAACAATATTGTCTCGTAGTCCATAAACTTGATCAATTATAGAACTAACGTTTACATTTTCTTCTCTACTTGTAGAATTTCCTCCATAAGCAAAAGTAAATACAGCAGTAGCTTTTTTACCTGACTTAGAAAAATCAACTAACTTAATATTAATTACATTTGGAGAGTAATTAAATTTCAATTGAATATTCTTTCCTTTCTCAAACTG